GCTTGTGGCATATCAACTTCAACTGGTTACGACAGCACAGCCTGGAACATTCATCGACAAGCGCATACCTGCTGATGTAGCAGCAATCCTGCGGCCCTATCTTCCTTTTACACTCCCATGAGACTCGGAAGCCATTTAACGATTGAGCAGAAAGCAAAAGATTCTGCCTCCTTAATGGGGCGCGTTGTTTCTGCTGAAACACGGGCGAAGATATCCGCGGCCCACAAGGGAAAGCCGGGTCATCCTATGCCAGATTCTACTCGACAGGCGCTATCGAAAGCAAACACGGGGCTTCATCCGGGGGTTGAAACTAGGGCGAAAATTGGATTGGGACACAGGGGAATATCGTTTTCGATAGAGCATCGCATCGCCCTTTCTGCCAATCACCGGGACGTGCGTGGCGAATTGAATCCCGCATGGAGGGGGGGGATTGCTCCAGAATTGATGCTAATCCGAACTAGCGACGTCTATTCTTCTTGGCGAACGGCGGTATTTACTCGCGATGCCTTTACTTGCCAGAAATGCAACAACGAGGGTGGGATATTGCGAGTGCATCACATGGATTCTTTTGCTGACATCCCCGAGAGGCGTATGGATATTGATAACGGGATTACGCTTTGCAACAATTGTCATAAAGAGTTTCATCACATATATGGCGTCCGACACAATCGCCAGTGGCAGACTGATGAATTCTTAAGCGAGGCATTATCATGAGCAAGATTTGGGATCCGCTCTCACCCCCAGCCCTTCCGGGGGTTGTCTGGACAAAGGGCGACAAAGGAGATAAGGGAGACACCGGGGCAGCCGGTGCGGACGGCAATCTTACGGGTCCAGTAGGCCCCACAGGTGCTACGGGTTCGCAAGGCTTAACTGGTGCTCAGGGGGAGACTGGTTCGCAGGGTATTCAGGGGGCTACGGGTGCACAAGGACCAACTGGCCCTCAGGGTACTCAGGGCATTCAAGGCAATACGGGTTCCGCTGGTTCTACTGGCGCAGCGGGGACTGTTGGTTCCAAGGGTGATACTGGAACTGCGGGGGCTGCTGGCGCTAAAGGTGACACCGGCAACACGGGTGCAACTGGCGCAGATTCGACGGTCGTAGGTCCTAAGGGAGATACAGGAATAACCGGTAACACCGGTGCAGCAGGTGCCGATGGCGATGCGTTTGTCTACGCTGATTTTACGGAGGGGCAACTTGCCGCTCTTGTTGGGCCGCAAGGTGAACAGGGGATCCAGGGCAACGCTGGTACAGCAGGGCAGAATGGCACAGCAGGAGCCACGGGAGACACGGGCAGCATTGGGGCAACGGGTTCGCAAGGTATTCAAGGTGAGACCGGCGCAACTGGTTCGACTGGAGCAGCGGGTGCAGACTCTACCGTTGCGGGTCCACAAGGGATTCAAGGTACAACGGGGGCTACTGGAGCTGCCGGCGCAAAAGGCGACACTGGAACAACTGGCACTGCCGGTGCTGATTCAATCGTAGCCGGACCAAAGGGAGACACTGGGGACACCGGTGCTGCTGGAACAACGACATGGGCCGGTATTACCGACAAGCCAACGCTTGGTACTGCTGCCGCCCTGAACGTGGACGCGGATATTGCAACCCTTGTCCTACCCGCAAGTACGACCATTTCTGCTGCGGGAGCAGAACTTATCAACGATGCTAACGCTGCGGCACAACTGGCAACTCTCGGGGCTGCGGCATCGGCATCCATTACGAACGTCGATAATACTTCCGATGCCACAAAGAACGCAGCAACCGTGACGGTAACGAACCATAGGTTTACACGGCGAGTAGATGTGCAAGCAACGACAGACACAATTACCCCCGAGATTTCAACCTATGACATCTTCATTCGGACAGCACAGGCGCATGCCTTAGTCATCAACAACCACTCATCGAGCACGCCCGTTAATGGCGACATGATGTTGTTCGAGATTCTAAGCGATGCCACACCGCGAGCAGTAACCTATGGAAATCTGTATGTTGCCAAAGCGGGCGTGGCACTTCCCTCAATCACGGTAGCCAGCAAGAACTTGACCATGCTGTTCATTTGGCGCGTCGACCTGACGAAGTGGAATCTCTTGTCGGCAGGACAGGAAGCATAAATGGCACAGAGCGGCGATTATACCTATACGCAATCTGGCGGTAACGCCACCATCACGGCTTATACGGGGGCGGGCGGCGCTATAACAATCCCATCAACGCTAGATACGTATCCGGTTGTTGCTATCGGGACTACTGCGTTCTACGGTAAGACTCCGACCAGCGTAATTATCCCGAATAGCGTAACCAGTATTGGCAGCATGGCATTCTATCATATTGTGGGATTGACTAGCGTGACTATTGGGAATGGCGTAGTTAGTATTGGAGCTAGTGCATTCGAGGGTTGTTCAGGACTGACCAGTGTGACTATCGGGAGTGGCGTAACCAGCATTGGAGCTGATGCGTTCCATGATTGTACTGTGCTGACCGGCTTAATCATTCCCAATAGCGTGACCAGCATTGGCGGTAGTGCATTTGCTAGTTGTACGTCTCTAACCGCTTTGTCCATCCCCAACAGCGTAACCAGCATTGGGAATACTGCTTTCTATAATTGTACGGGACTGACTACTGTAATCATCGGGAGCGGCGTTACCAGTATTGGCAATAATGTGTTTCTGGATTGTTCCGCACTGGTAACGGCACACTTCCACGGAAATGCCCCTGCGACGTGGGGGACTACCGTGTTCTCTGGTGTTCATGCTGGCTTTGTCATCTATTACTATACAGGAGCAACTGGGTGGACAAATCCGTTCAATACCTATACGACAGCAGCCGAAAGTCCACCGGTAACAGTCAAACCGAACTTCATTCCATTTTTTTGGGCATAATGTGTTTTAGGAGGAACAACATGAGCATGAAAACGACATCTTCATCTGGCGCACATAGCCATACCATTGATATTGTTGCTACCGATTTGTCAGGGATTCAAGGACAAATCACTGCCCTAGATACTCGCATTAAGGCATTGGAATCATCTAAGCCTGCCGCTCCTGCACCAATTCTTGCACCAGTTCCTGCACCGACGACGCCCACTCAACGCATCGTTTCCTTCACATCGGGCCAGACCATCAGTGCTTTCATGACCCTTCTTGCTGATGAATCCGTTGACGTGATTGAGATGGCGGCGGGGACGTATCATTTTCCCTACACGGTTATCAACATCAACCGGACGCGGCTCGTCGTGGTACGGCCAAAAATAGGTGCTGTGGTGATTCTGTCGGGTTCAGTTAGCGGGAGGGATCCTCAATTCGGCTTTGGTTTCGATAACCCAGCTGGCAACATCACGATGCAGAATCTCATCTTCGACGGATACATCCTTGGTCAGCAGGGCATCATCCAAGCCTTCAACTGTCACGACATCACTCTCAATGATATGGTCGTTCGCAACAGCCGTTGCAACCCGGCAATTTCTCCGCCGAATAGCTCTATAGCGATTTACATAACGTCCACTAAGACCGTGTTTGTAACAAACTTTACGGCCAATCGCTGGACTGTCGAGGCTACTGACCGTCAAATGTCGGCCCTCCAGGTCTACGGAGGGAACAACGTCACTGCTATCGGCTGGGTCGTGTCAAACGCTTGCTTCGCAGTCTATGCTAGTGGAAGTGGGAGAGGCCCACTCACTAACCTCATTCTTGATGGTTGGAAAATCAGCAACACGGGTTCCCCTACATGGGGGTTCGCCAACATATCGGTCGCTGCCGAATATTCCACGGGCAAGGTCAGCAACATGCACGCCACTGCATCAGGGGGACTTGCTATCGTGGGCACTCCGCAGCTGATTGATGGCGGCGGGAATACTTGGGCGTAGGAGAGCCATGATTAACGTAGAGATTTCGGGAATGGCAGAACTGAACAAGGTATTGCAGGGTATGGCAAAGGAATATCCCAATGCCGTCTATCGTGGCTGTGTTGATACTGGCCTGCGGATTGAGCGGGAAGCCAAGCAGTTTGAGACGCGCATTGACACGAACAACCTCCGATCCTCCATTGCAACACATCCCGATAAGGAAAACAAGACGGTTACGGTGACGGCTGGCGGGTCTGCTGGTACGGGCGAAGGGCAGACAGAGGACGTGAACTATGCAGTCTATCAAGAGTTTGGCACTCGCTATATTGAGCCGCTCTTGTTTATGACCCGTGCCGCAGAGGTTGGCTTTCGTGCTATGCCCGACTTCATTGCCAAGTATCTCAATGAGGTAAAGAAATGACTGACCTCGTTGACGCCGTTATCGTTGAACTGAAGAAGTTTCCCCTTGTGTTTGCCTCTCGCGTTTATAGGGGTTGGCCGCCCGTTACGTCACCCATGCCTGATTGTGGTGTTATGGCAACGATTGACGGTGAACGGGGCATAGATCATAACTTGGCGTCATGGCACGTCCAGGTTGATTCGTGGGCAAAGTCCACTACTGACCTAGTGGCGGTTGAAGCTGCAATACGTGTTGTCGCTAATAAATATGGTTCGGTCGTACATCACCGCGAGATTCCAGAGAGCGGAAACACCCACGTTGTGAGCACATTTGATGCTCTCGGAGGCTTCTAGTGGCAATTACCAATATGATTGAGAAAATCGCAGTCGCACGCATAGTCGATTGCGAGATCAAAGTTTACGTTGCAGGAACCGCAACAACCCTCATCGACATTGCAGAAGTGAGCGACGTCAAGGCTTCGGTTTCATGGAGCTCTGCGCAAGCAAGGGGCGATGGTTCCACGTTTGCAGTTTCATCGAAGCTGGACAAGGCCGACATTACTTTTGGCACCATGTGTTTATCTAAGGCCCTTCTGTCTGCCCTGACTGGGGATACTCTGTCAACCCCAAGCGCAACGACTGAAACGTCCAACTACAATGTGGCAAGCGTTCCCCCCTATTTCAGCTTTGAGGTCCAGTCAACAGACATTACCGGACTTGAAACAGTCGATGCTACGAATGGATTGCCTGCGGATGTTCACGTGAACTTCGGCAAGTGCAAGATCACGAAGATCGACAACATCCTCCCGACCGAAGATGGGTTTGCAACGATCTCCGTTACAGCTGTAGCAATTCCTGATTCAACCGGTCTCTTGTTCAAGATTGTTGCGAACGTTGCCGCAACTGCGATTGCATAACCCATGACCATCGACGAATACAAGCATAGAACTATTGAGCTGACATTCCCCTCGGGGCTGGTATTGACCGTCCAGCCCCCGAAGGCTAAGGCGATGCTGGACGCCTCCAATGCCTCAGTTAGTCCTGTTGAAGTTATGGCAGGATTGTTGAAGCTGGTAGAGGCGGGATTTCCAGCCGACTTTACCCTTGATGACATCTCTGAGCCGAAAGATTGGGCATACCTCCAGGAGTGGGTAGCTCGTTTTTTCGCGGAGATGTTCCCTTCCCAATCAACGAGAGTATCGAAAAGCTCCTCAAAGACCGTTACGCCAGCACAGGTAGATGGCCCCACGACTTCCTAGATATTGATTTTGACCAATGGGGTTTTGACTTAGCCGTATTGGGAAGTTCAAGCGAAAAGCAATCGGCAACAGCGTTCCGAGATGAGGCTATTAAGAGAATGAAAGCGAGGCGATAATGGATCTCCAACAGTTGGTCTTACGCATAGGTGGCGACAGTAAGGGCGCCGAATCGGCACTGGGCAATGTCGGGACCGCCACTAATAAGCTGGGCGGTATCATCAAGACCATTATCGCCGGTGCTGCTGTTGCTGCCATGGTCAAGTGGACAGAAGTAACCATTAACCTCGGGATTGAAGCAGAAAAGGCCGCTGCACTGTTAGATGCTACCATGAAGCATACCTTGAATTCCACGAATGAGCAGGTTGCCGCTTGCAAGAGTTGGGCAGAGAATCAGGAAAAGGTCAACCATTTCGATGCTGAAGAGCTTATGGCACAGCTTGACAAGGGTATCGTCAAGTATGGTGATCTTGGTACTGCTCAGGTTGCCGTATCTGCCGCCCAGGAAGTGGCAAGGCTTAAGGGTATTGATGTTGCCTCTGCCTACTCTCTTGTTGAACAAGCGTCAAATGGTATGGCGCGGTCTCTGAAACAGTTTGGTATTGAAGCCAAAGCGGGAACCTCGCAGTTGGGGTACCTTCAACAGATTCTAGATAAGACAAGTGGTTCAACTGAGGCTTACAACAAGACCACGGCGGGCATGATCGGCGCGATGAAGCAGTCCTATGAGGTCATGCGCGAAACACTAGGGCAAGCATTACTTCCCCTTGTGAATACGCTCATGACGCAATTGAGTCCGATCATTGAGAACTTGACCCAATACATCATCAACAACATGCCACAAATACAGAGCGCCATTGCGAAGGCATGTGATGGTATTGGCGAGGCGTTCAAGGTTGCCGGGGAAGTTATTAGGCTCGTTGCCAATGACATTAATTGGATTATTGCCAATGCTGGCATTGCTATTAACTGGATCAACAAAACCCGTGTAGCGAACGAGACAAGAGCTGCGACAAATGCGTCTGCTGGCGAGGACTTCAATCTCACGGGTATGCTTACCCCGAACCCTGGCACAAATAGCGTTGGAACGCTATTGAATATTGCTGGCGGCAGGGGAACAACTAATAGGGGCGTTGTTGGTAGTCTCTCTGATGTTGCGGCGGGAATCGTGAAGGTAAAAGACGCCTACGCTGGCGCGGGAGTAGCGGCGGTTGACTCGGGCATTGCTGCAACTAAGGCAAGTACTGCTGGGGCATCTGCAGCCAAGACAGCAAGCACTGCTATTGCCGATGCTGCTAAAGCCGCTGCTCAGAAGGTTGCCGATACTGCCAAGGCAACTGCTGAAGCAATCAAGCAAGCGCGACAGGCCATCTCTGATAAGATTTACACTCTCACTCACACAGATCAGCAGAATGAGCAACGTGCCCTCGATGTGGAATATGCCGCAAATCTTGTAGCAAGCAAAGACAAGCTGGCGTCAAAGACCCTCTATACCAATGAATGCAATGCCCTCTTGAAGAAATATGCGGACCTGGCGAAAACAAAAGAAGAAGAGCAGACTTCCAAAGTACAAGCCGAACTGGACAAGCGTCTGGCGGCACAACAGCGGTACAATGACGCCGTTGCCAGCGCTACGCAATCGCTCATGGATCAGATTTTTAACGCGACTCATAACGAGCAACAGAAAGAGGCGATGGACATTGCGCAGCAAGCAGCGACCTCCCTTGCGTCTGGCGTAGCCCCCTCGTTGATAAACAAATACGTGTCCACGATGTCAAACGGAATGCAGTCGAACGCAGGTCCAGAAACGTTGTCTGAGGCAAGTGCCGCCGTAGGTCAATATCTGTCCGGCCCCCTGAAAAAGCTCAATGACGGCATTGTGACCCTTACTGCCGCCGTGACACAGGTTGCACCTGGGGTTGGGAGCGTAATTAATGGTATGGGCAGGGGGAGCTATACGCCATGAGCATCATAGTTAAATACTCTACTGGCAGTACCTATACTGTTGTTGCGAACAAGGTGGACATCGAAAAGGTACAGGACCTGGACGGGCAGTTCCATGTACCCTATACCTCAATCGTAGGCATGATGCGGCTGGGACTGGGAGTCCAGAAGATCACGGTATCAGGTGACGCTCTAGACATGTCGGCCTGTCTCTGGCATGATGTGGTTGCGATCTCGTTCGACAGCGGGACCTCATATCAGACGGTGTACTTTTCAGGCGTTCCCTACGCCTCAGATTGTTGGTCCGGTATCTATCCATACATCCTTTCGCTGCTTGCCTCTCCCTTACGCGAGGGCGCGGCGGTCCGTTACCCCACAACCGGCTACAAATGGGGTAATCAGTCCATCACCGGAATCAGTCAGGCCGGTAACGTCAACGCCTATCCGATTATCCACTACCTTGCCCCTTTGTTTTACGCTCCTTTGTCGAATACCCCGATAGACTTTGCCGGTCAAGCCGTCACCTTTACGCGTTCTGCCGCTAAAGACCATGCCGGTGTGACCTATCCTGCCAATACTCCAATCTTCGATTCCGGCCTCTACCTTGGCAGCGATACCGCACAGGACGTGGCAACGTGGACACCGCCCGCTAGTACCCTGCGGACGGTAGCAATGCAAATCAAGCAGACACGGCCCATAACGTTGACCAACCTTATTACGAACGGAGACTTTGAGACCAATACAACGGGATGGTATTGCCCCGATACAACGACAAGAACCACTGTTTCTCCGCTTGCTGGTACCGCGTCTGCTAAATCCGTAGCCGCTGGGAACGCTGGAACGATGGACTGGGCTGGCGCCACGTTAATTTCGGGTCACACCTATTATTTTTCGGGTCTGGCAAAAACAACCGCCGCCGCGGGACGCAAGATGAAAATATATGCAGCCGTGGGCGGCGCAGCCCAAAATGGGGCTTTGGTGGACTGTTCTGTGGCAGCCCATACAGTGCCTATGACCTTTGTTGCCGCAGCAACGAGTGGAGACCTAGTATTTCAGATGGATAGTAATGTTGCCGGTGAATACTTCCTTCTGGATTCCGTTGTTTTGTATGACTTGACTGCCGCGTTTGGTGGGAACAGTGTCTATATTTGGTCATCGGCAAACAACACACTACGGCTTGATTTTGCCTACAACTGCCTCACGTGGACTGACGCGACTACGAATGTCAGCGTTGTTTTTCCCATCTATGTATGGTTGTTGGGCCAAGTATACGGACAAATATTGGATGTAGTGGTGATAGAAGATACCTCTCATGCCGTCACCATAGCGGTGCATCCTGATGGCGGTTCGTGGACATCTGCAACTGGAACACTTGCAGCGCTTACGTGGCCGCAACTGACACTAGGGCCGTTGGAAGGCAGTCTAGCGAACCTCATCCAGTATCCATATGTGCTGACGAGTGCAGAATACCAGGCCCTAGTCTACTCCTCATTGTCGCTGCTCTACAATACCCTATACGTCGGCAACAGGTACGCGGGAGAAATCGTAAAAGGCTCGGACAAGCGACTTGTCAATGCCAATGGCAGCGACATCTCGGCACTCCTAGGCGGTGTGGACATCCCGATTGGATCTAGTGCGGTAACCATTGTGCAGAGTCAAGGCTTGTCGGCTCGCTGGTATGTGGAACTGAAGAGGACAGACGTATGACCTTGACCCTCACGGCTTCGCAGAATAGAGAGCGTTGCACGGTCACGCTTACCGTGGCCTCTGCTGTCAGTCTGCCCTCTGCCCTTATCGTTGTGGACGGCAAGGCATACACTGGAATCTGGACATCTGGCTCCTACGTTTTCAGCTATGACCTTGCCCTCGAGCGCGGCCCGCACATCATCTACGCTCAGGCGACTGATTCAGTTGGAACGGTCTCAACAAGCCCTATCACGTATGTCATGGCCTACGAGCTATCTGAGTATGGGATAGACGTGTATTCAGGCGACGCCAAGCTGGACGCCATTGAGCCGGTGCTGCATGATGAACTGTTCCCGGCTCTCCCTACGTTGAACTTTTCCTGTGCGGCACTCCTGTCTGGCATCATCCAAGCCGTTATCCGAGAACGCGGCCTGAGACAATATCAGTTCGAGATTGCCACGGTCGCCATATCCGGCCCGTTCTATGTCTACACCTGCAAGGCAGCTGAGTCGTATGCCATGACCTCCGCAATCATGGCACTCCAAACGGCGTACGGCTCGACGGCAAACGCTATCTCGTTACTGGTTCCCTCGCTGAATATCGTGGGAGCGGACCTGCTGGCACAGACGACCTACCCGCAACTGTACGTGAACATCACGCCAACAGAGGTCATCAAGCAACTACTCATCCAGTCATTGGCACAGGCATCGGTTCGCAACGGAAATTTGTACGTGTTCCCGCTGGATGTGAGCGGTCAGACACCTGACTACCACATGCAACGGTTGGACAAGCTCACGGGCTGGCAGCGAGACGCAGATACCTTTGATGCGGTTATCGCTCATTACATCGTGAAGCAGTATCCGACACCCGACACTTTCATGACCCTTCATGATGCTGCAAACTGGTATGGTACGGTGACAGACGTGACGCAGGTGGACCCGACATTGCTACGCCCGCCATCAGGTGCGTTGGGTATGTTGAAATCAGTAGGGGATTGCCACAGAGAAGGATTGAGCGCAGCATTCAAGTTGTTTGACCGGGTACGGTTCAATTGGTGCCCCCCCGATGTCGGCGCAACCGTCACCGTCTCGCTTCAACAGGACGCTTCAAACAAGCTGGAACTGACGCATACATTCGCCGGAGAGTCGGGCGCGGGCTTCATCCTCGAGGATGGCACAGCTACAACTGATACCCTCACGAAAGATATCACACTATCTCCGGCTCAGCATGTCACAACCGTGGAAGGGACGACGACCGGCGCATGCTCCTATCGTGTTATCCTGTTAAACGCCGCTGGTGCTCCTATTTGGCAAGACACTTCTGCTCCTACATTTGGGAATGTGTTCAAGGCAAATGTTCCAACATGGATATCGCAGTCCGACTACTATCGAGCCACAACAGTGCGCATTGAGTTTACGAACCTGTACCCCATTGCTGCGAACTACGGCGTCCAAGTCATTACCTGCGACATCACCGTGCAGACATACAACAACGTCGGGTCGCATGTGAATATGGTGTCCACTGTAAACTCCAACGTTTCCATAACCTGGAGTTCGATGTTTGGGTGTTATCGGGGCGTTTATCCCCTTCGGGGGTCAACGGGTGGACAATGGTATCAGGTCAATTCTCCTTATTATCTTACTCTGACCATGCTTCCGGATGGGTATATCCTGGATGATTACAACCACAACTTTGGAGCAGCTGACGCTGGACCCCAACTTATATCCGTGACCGTATCCATTCTTGAAACCGTCCAGGACTACGCATGGATCTCCGCACCCTTCATTTGGAGTCCTGCCTTCAACTTGTTTGAGTCTGTCACTCTCGCGCTATCTGATTTCACTCGTACCGGTAACCCCACGAACCTCGCTACGATAGCACTCACGTGGACGGGCGACAACTACCTGGACACGCTTGTGTTGGTAGCCGATAACCCACTGCCGGTCACTGTGCGAGCTGGAACGGGGCAGCGGGCCTATACAGTAACTGATGACTTCGGCAGCGAGGCTGGAGCGCAAGCATACGCAGATGGACTTTTGCCTGTCGTGTCTGTGGCCAGAGAACAGTATACCCGGGACGTGCCGCTGTCGACCGACCTTGGTGTAGGGGATACCATCAGTGGTGATGGCGTACCCATGACGGTCTATGCAATCGACTACCGGCAGAGCGGCAAGACGCTAGCAGCGGGAAGGGCCATGGATGTTCTCATGACAAGACTGGCAGAGCAAGCGAGACGCATCGGCGCTCTCGAAAGGAAGGCATGATGAGACTAGGAACCCATCCCTCTCCTGAGGCGCGAGCAAAGATGTCTGCGGCTTGGATTGGACGTGTTGTATCTCTTGAAACTAGAGCAAAGATGTCCGCATTGCATAAAGGACAGAAGGCTTGGAACAAGGGAATTTCACCGTCAGATGAGACTCGAGCAAAAATCTCTGCTGCGGGAATGGGGCGTATTCCATCCCCTGAAACAAGAGCAAAACAGGCTTTAGCAGAAAAGGGGAAGACGGTATCACCTGAGACGTGCGCAAGGTTGTCTGCTGCGCTTATTGGAAAACCAGCATGGAATAAGGGTGTTTCCCCGTCAGATGAAACTCGGGTGAAAATTGGTATAGGACATTGGAAGGGCGGACCAAGGGTATCTATGCGTAAACGTCGTTCCAAGCGCCGCCTACTTGGTTTTAATCCATTGAACTCTTGGTTTATGGATTGTGAGGCTCACCACATCAACCAGAATGATGTGATTCACATACCGAGGAAGTTGCATCGCAGTATCTACCACGACCAATACACCGGACGGGGCATGGCACAGATGAACGCACTAGCAGGACAGTACCTGATGGAAAACTGGACATAGGGGGCTTGCAATGTACATACGGGCGCATATGAACTCATACCTAGACAAGACAGTCGGGAAGTTAGACACCATTGCCGCAGAACTATTGAGGGTGTGGAAGGTGACCGGTACAGATGAGGCAATCGAGGCGTTCAGATCTGCGGTCGGCGGGGTCGTGATTCCCAATGAGGATATTGTCGGTGTGCTGGATGCGGCTGTCGTGGCGAAGCAGGTCAAAGAGAAGACGGTACAGGTGGCAGAGTTACAAGCAAGTTTGGACGTGGCAACGGTAGAACTGGAAGATATGCAGAAAATGGTGACAGCGCCCGTTACTGAGAAATTGGCTAAGGCAACGATCGACAAAGCATTACCCATAGGAGGGTATGATGAGTGACGTACAAGACGAAACATTTGCGGCGTGGACAGTGGACACCTTACGAGTGTTTCTATTGGCCAAAATAGCCGACCAGCGCGAAATGCTCCAAGAACGATATCAACAGCAAACGAAGGCCGTTGATGCCGCTTTTTCTTCTCAGCAAACCGCCATGCAAACGGCGAAGACTGAACAGACCACTGCCATGAATACCGCTCTGGATGCGCAAAAAGACGCTATCAATGCGGCCATGGCGGCAAGTGATAAGGCCACCGCCAAAGCTGAGACTGCGGCAGATAAACGGTTTGAAGAGAGCAACGGATACCGGCAACAGTTGCAGAATCAGGCTGCGACATTTGCAACCAAGGACGATATGGATGTTCGGATGAAGGCTTTCTCCGATAAACTCGATTATGAGGCACAACATCTTGAGGACATGGGGAGCGCACGAGACAGGAATATCAGTTCCCTCGAATTGCGTCTGACGAGTCGACTGGATTTGTCCAAAGGACAGGAGACAGGAACGGATGAGTCGCGCACCAACAAGCGACAGGACACGTCACTTATGGTCTCCCTTGGTAGTTTTTTGTTAGTCTTAGTCTCTGTTGCAATAGCCGTTATTACCGCGCTATCGAAGTAATAGGAGCGTGATGATATGACCCTTGATGAGAAGGCAAGAGATTTTAAGAAGTTGCACCCAACTCACAATGGCGGGCCGTGGGATGGGTGGTGCGCCGCACTCATGGCTCGCATGTGTATCGCTTACGGGGATGGCCCCATTCCCATTCCCGCTTCTGCGAAGATTGCGGCTGGTTTGGCAGGAAAGTTGAATCCCGATGCTTCCAAAGCTCCCATCGGCGCACTCCACTACTGGAAATACGGCGTCGACGGACATGTTGGTCTCGATACCAAGGGCGGCGGAACATCTGTGTTCATGGCAAGCTCCTATCTCAAAGAATCACTTGGCAACGGACTTGGATTCCAAAGCGTCACGGGATACACGCGCAATGGAGCATTCCCCTATCTCGGATGGTCGATGCTATATGCGAAGAACGGTAAGATAACTCAGGAGACAGTAGTGACAAAACCAACAGCGCCACCAGTCGTTGTAACGTCAACAAGAAGCATTGCGGAGCAGAAGCTTATTGAGCTGAAAATCATTGACCCAGGTCACGACTCCGATGGTGTCGTGTCGTGGAACACCCTGGAGTGGTCACTCTATCGTCTGCTACAAGCACTTGGAAAGGCATAGGAGGCAAACATGGTACCTATCGATTGGAACCCCGTTATCCTTGCAATCGTCGCTCTTATCAGCACGGTCATCGTCACGCTGGCTCCCGTGATGGTTACGGCATATATCAACGCACACACGGCAAAGCTCATACAGGTGAAAACATTGGCCGACAATAACCAAGACATCGCTAATGGAATTGTGGCGATTGTCCAGAATGCGTATAAGACCTTCACGAACAGCGAGAAGTTCCAAGCTGCCTTTGAGAAATTGGACGCGCGGCTTCACCTTCCGGCTGGCGAAACACAGCAGTTGATTGAGCAGGCCGTTTCAGTGATGACGCTCACGTGGGGTGACGCCTGGGAAAAGCTTGGTGAAACGACTCCGACCGAGATTCCTGTGGTTCCTCCTGCGGTATGACAGAATTGACAAACGGTGATCTTCTCCTGGACAACGGCATTGTCATTCCGGCAGCCAAGCGTACCAGGACTGAGGTTTACAGCCGCGTTGTTGGCTATCTGAGGCCTGTTTCCCAGTGGAACAAGGGGAAGAAGGCTGAATGGGCGGACAGGGTTCCTTTCGCGGTTTCTCCTGCTGTCTTGCACGGCTAGAAAGAGTATTATACTATTGGTGGTAGCTAGGATAGGTTCATGACCCTCCGAAGCCGGTCTTATCCCCGGTGCTACCGCTTTGTCAAATGGGATGAGAAAGGATAGGTGAAAGACAAATGGGATATGGACACTCTCAGTCAGAAGAAACCAGAGCAAAAATATCTGCCGCCAGAAAAGGAATTCCGATAACAGACAAACAGCGATTAGCGCGCATGGGTCATTACGTATCCCCAGAAGCTTGTGCAAAAATGTCTGTGGCGCAAATGGGCCATTTCGTATCTCCCGAAATGCGTATGAAAATTTCCGTGGCCGTGTGGAGGGGCGGGACACAAGTATGGACGCGCAAATCCAAGGCCAAACGTCGCATGTTGGGTTTTGTTCCCATGAATCAACCGTTTGATGGTTGCGAAGCACATCACATCAATCAGAGCGACATCATCTATATCCCGAGCGAATTGCACCGCAGTATTAGTCATAACCAGTGGACTGGTCGCGGGATGGAACAGATCAATGCTCTTGCTACGGCTTGGCTTACTAGCGAATTAACTCAATAAAGTTGACCCGGAAGATTCAGCGCGGCAACGCCTTCCGGGTCGTGTGAACTTCTGCCTCTGCCACTTGGCAGAGACGCTGGAGGTGCAATTTGAGTACACGCACCAGCACGTCAGGGCGTAGCTCCTGGCGCGTCTTATCTTGTACCATACTTTCTGCATTTTTCACGTGCAATCGTTCACATTTGAAAAAGGTTGGCGCGTGGTAATCATCACCGTGGAACGTGTACCGCGCAAGATGTTGGCGGTGTATGCAGATAAGGATGGCAATATCCCGCTCGGGGTAACACTGACCCCCAGTAAGGACGATCGATTCAAGAAAATAGAGATCCTGGTTCAAGAGAAACTACCCCAGTACAAAGCTCGCCTTGTGCTTGCGCATGAGTTGTTCCATGCGTACCAATATCTGGCGGGGTGCGCGATGGAGGAGCAGGCCAATAACGAGATCGATGTGGTCATGGTCAAGGCCCTCGTCGACAAGAAGAAGCGCAAGGGGAAGCGTTGAGACTCATCGAAGCAAGCGACAAGCGCAAGGCCGTATACCTTCTGCCGCTTGGCGACGTCCATGCCGGTTCGGGCCAGACAGATTACCAGAAATTCGAAGGGTATATCGATTGGGCAAAGCGCGAGAAGGCATACATTTTCCTCATGGGAGACATGTTCGACACAGTAGTCATGGGCGGCGTTTCCAGTCCATTTGACGCATCCATGAATCTCAGAGAGGCGAAAAAGTACATGAAAGACCGGCTCATGCCCGTAAAGCATCTTATCATCGGGGGTATCATAGGCAACCACGAAATGCGACTCATGCGCTATGCCAATGAAGATCTGATGGAAGACCTCTGTGATACGCTCGGGGTTCCCTACGCCAGGTTCTCTGCGGTTCTCCGATTGAACATCGGACGCAAAACGGGCGACGGCGGAAAGACCGATACAACGCGCGTCCACTATGTTGCCTATTGTCATCACACGACGGGCGGCGGCGGGACACCCGGGGGCAGATTGAACCGGGTCTATAAGCTCTCAGACATTTTCGAAGGGGCCGACGTGCTCATCGGTGCTCATAATCACATGCAGGCGGGTGTGCCAGTTGATAAGTACCGGCTCCATGTATCTGCATCGGGAAAGGCAACCCTCAGTGCAGATAAGCAGTTCCTCGTTGACTCGGGTTCTTTTGTCAAATGGAATGAGTCGTATGCAGAAGAGAAAATGCTTGCCCCTTCCCATTGCGGCTGTCCACGAATTCGACTGGATGGTGCGCGTAAGGACGTCCACGTCTCGGAATAGTATCGTGACGCAGTAGTCCACGGTTGCAACCTATGGGACATCCGTGGCAGGCCAGCGAGCCAGCACTAATAGTGCCTGCGTTCTCAGATGGCGACAGTCTGAGATTAAATGGTTACGGGCCAGCCAGGATTAAGGCAACAGCCCCCGCCAGGACTGACCTCTCGCGCTTATCTTCCAAAAACTAGGATCGGGCGCACCAAATCAGGCGGGATGAACGGCCCGAAATGCTGGGGTTCAAGTTCCCCGCTAAGCGTGATGTTTGAGTTGTAAGCAATTTCTTTACAACTGGTTCCCGCCGTTCACCATATTGCCTTAGCGGGCCAAGCTGAAGATGCCGCGCGATAGGGCGTTCGGCCAGTCGTACCCCCAGCCTGTTCGGTGACTGGGGGTCTTTTCATGTCCACTTGGCTCTAGGCAGTTTGTTCCAGTATTGCCCAGAAAGGTTAGTATTCATGGAGCAGAACGGCACTATCCGATGGAGTTATCCATTTGGCATAACACGTTTCGTGTTACACCGCATGATGTGTACGAACCTTTAAGCCGGTTAAGGTTGCGGGGTACTTGATTGGTACGTTGATAAGGCCACTATTATCGGATAACCCCGAAAACTAAAATAGCGGCACTCGCTATTATCGTTTGGGATAGATACGGATTTGAGTATACATCTCAGATGGCAAATTGTACCCTTCGTGCGTTTAATGCACATCTGTCCATCTATCTGCATATTTTGGACATATCCTTCTGCATATGGGCATGGCGGG